AGTGGGTCTACAGCGTGGCGGTGCAGGGCAAGCACGCTGCGGTGTTCAGTCTGGAGATGGCCCGCCGGCAGCTGCTGGCGCGGTTGATGAGCATGCACTCGGGCGTGCCGTTGTCGCGCATGCGGGTGAAAGGCGAACTGACCAACGACGACTGGCAGAAGCTGAGCATCGCCCGCAACTTCCTGCACGGCCTGCCGCTGGCAATCGACGATTGCGGCTCGCTGCCGGTGGATTCGCTGGTGGCGCGTGCGTCGCGTATGCACGCCAAGGTGAAGGGCGGGTTGGGCGTGGTCGCGGTCGACTACCTGCAGCTGCTGTCGGGTCCGGCCAAGGCCGGCAATCGCACCGAAGAAGTTTCCTACATCTCGCGCACGCTGAAGAAGCTGGCCAAGACGCTGGAATGCCCGGTGATCGCGCTGTCGCAGCTCAACCGCTCGCTGGAGACGCGTACCGACAAGCGCCCAGTGATGGCCGACCTGCGCGAGTCCGGCGGCATCGAGCAGGACGCCGACGTGATCGCCTTCATCTACCGCGACGACTACTACACGAAGGACGTCTGCGGCGCTCCAGGCATCTCGGAATTCATCCTGGCCAAGAACCGCCAGGGCGAGACCGGCACCGCATACCTGCGGCACCACCTCGAATGCAGCCGATTCGAGAACTACCACGGCGAGAAGCCGAACTACTCGCTCAAAACCGTGCTGCGCGATGCAGACGATGACAGCGGCGGATTCGACGCGCCGCGCGATCGCCGCAGGAGCGGCAAGGACATGGCAACCGGAGAGCGCGCATGACACCAAACGAGAGGGCGAACTGGTGCATTCAGCAGGCCGAGGAGATCGAGGCAGGCCTACCGTCAGTCGACGCCGATCTGGATCTGATCCCCATCGGCTACGCAATCGCAGGCTGGTGCAGGGGCATGGCCACCATCCTGGCAACGGAAGAGGAGCGTGCGGCATGAACTTGGGAACCTTCATTCTGCGCGCCGGCAATGCCCGCGACCGCATGGCAGCTGCATGGCACTTCGCCTGCCAGTTCCTGGAGCTGGGGCAGGACGTGTGTGTGACCGTCAAGGAGTACAAGCCCAGCCGCAGCCTGGAGCAGAACGCCATGTTCCATGCCATCTGCGGCGAGATGGCCACCCAGTTGAAGTGGGCCGGTCGCTACATCGACGCCGAGGGCTGGAAACGCCTGCTGGTCGACGCCTGGGCGCGCGAGTCCAACCGCCAGCAGGGCGACGTGGTGCCATCCCTCGACGGCGCCAGCATCGTGAACCTGTCCATCCAGACCCGGCGCATGACCGTGGGCCAGATGGCGGAGCTGATCACCTTCGCGCAGGCCTGGACCGTGGAGAACAACGTGCGCCTGAGCGACCAAGCCCCGAAGCGACTGCAGAGGTATGCGGCATGAGGGCTCTAGGCAAGAAGCTTCTTTGCAGCTTCATAAGCGAGGTCCACGTACTTTTTCGCCGCGTTGAGGTGTGTCTCGTAATGAGGGGTTTTACTGTTATGAAGCAAGTAGGCACCATCGTTGGAGAGGTACTCCCTCATTTCGGTGCAGTGGTAGATTGCCTTGTTCAGAGCTGTCCCAGGATCGCCCATCTCGTGAAGGTACGAGTTGGATTCGCGGATTTCCTCTGGCGCAATAAGAAAATCCATTGGCCATTCCGTTTTAAGCGAATCTCGGCTGTAGTACTTGTCGTGGGCAAGGTCCACGTTGCTCTTGAAGAGTTTGATCGCCTTGAAGAGTTTGGCGGTCAGACTTACAGCGATGTCGAGTTCCTTCTTTTCCCGAAGCTCCGTGTCTTCCTTGCGCAACTTCATAGCCTCGTTCCATTGCCAGTAGCCGAGGCTAACCGCCACGATCAGCGCTGCAATGGAGCCTCCAGCCTGAATCCAAGCGGCTTGTTCCGAAGCCGAGAGACCACACCAACCCACCCACTCGCAAGACATGCCATTTCCTCCGTGAATTGGGGGAGAGCATGAAGCGCGGGCGCAGCACTGGCAAGCCCACCGTCGAGCAGCAACAGCGCATGGACGCCATCAAGGACATCGGCTGCGTGGTCGCCTATGCCCTTGGCCTGGGCTACATCCCATGCGAGGTGCACCACCTGACGGTCGGCGGCAAGCACGGCCAGAAGCGGCGCGGCCACGATTTCACCATCGGCCTGAACCCGTGGTCGCATCGCGGCGAGCCATTCGGCGGCATGGATGCGGACACCTGCGAGCGCCTGTTCGGCCCGTCCTACGCCAAGCAGCCGCGACGGTTCCGGCAGGAGATCGGCAACGACGCCTACCTGCTGGACCTGCAGAACACCGCGCTGGACCAGTATTGGGGGAGGGTGCGGCCATGGCGCGCAGCCTGACCTTCGGCATCGACCCGGGCCTGAGCGGCGCCATCGCTACGCTGGTGGATGGCGAGGCCGGGCCGGTGATCGACACCCCGACCATGGAAGTTGACGGCCACACCGAGCTCGATGCGCGCGCGATGGCGATGTTCATCCGCGCGGCCAAGGAGATGAGCCCCGGTGCCCACGTCTCGGCCTGCATCGAGCGGGTGCGGGCGATGCCTGCAAAGGGCCGCAAGCAGGGCGCGCAGTCGTCCATGAACTTCGGTGACACCTACGGCAAGGCCAAGGCCGTGCTGGAGCTGCTGGGCATTCCGACCACCAGGGCGGAGCCAGCCAGCTGGAAGCGGTCGTTCGGTCTGCTGAAGCGGGAGAAGGACGCCGCCCGCGTTCTGGCGATCACGCGGTTCCCATCCGCCGCGCCGTCACTGCGCCGCAAGAAGGACAACGGCCGCGCCGACGCGCTGCTGATCGCCCTGTGGTTCGAGAACACCCACCTGGCCTCGCACATCACCGACGAGGCCTCAGCCTGATCCCGACGAACCCCACCGGGGGAACGACCATGCGCAAGAAGACCGACAACCAGACGACCAGGCAGGCAGCACCGCACCGGCAGTTCCGCCGGTCAGCGGTCGGCCTTGCCGTGGCCAGCGAGGCGAACGTGCTGGTGGTGGCCAGGAAGGTGCTTTCCCGCGTGCGCGACATCCGCAACGCCCAGGGAGAGGGCAGCTACGTGTTCGGCGACCAGGCCTGCAGCATCTTCGCCCTCCGCATTGGCTCGGCAGCAGGGGAGGGCATGCTGCGGGAGCACCCCGACTGGCTGTTCGGGCTCTACGGCGCCGACACCGCCGACGGCAAGCGGGTCAGCTTCCCGAGCCCGGAGCAGATCGCCGAGGACCTGCGGGAGCATTACGGCTGGGAGCAGCCCGAGCCCATCCGCTGGCCGATGCAGCTGGAATTGTTCGCTGCTGCCTGATCGCCATTGATCGGAATGCTCAGGCTGGGATAACAGCAGCATGAGCGACCGCCAGACGCCATCCAGTCAGGAAGCCATCCGGGGCGAGTACCGGGACGACCAGCACGCAGGTGTCGACAACAGCGTGCAGCCGACACGGGGAGAGCCGCGTTGCGGCGGCCATGGGGACTTGCCTCTCCATGGTGACGTTCATGCCCCCGGGAATCGGCAGCCTTACCCGCAAGGGGCGAGCTGATGCCCCGCAAGAAGCCAGACACGCCGAAGGCCAAACCGGCCAAGAAGGCGGCCAAAGCCCCTTCGAAGGGCGGCAGACCAACCAAGTACCGCGCGGAGTTCACGCGCCAGGCTGCACTGCTGGGCCGCAGGGGCTGCACTGACCCGGAAGTGGCTGAGTTCTTCGGCGTGGCCCTGTCCACGGTCAACCTGTGGAAGATCAAGCACCCCGAGTTTTCGGAAGCCCTAAAGCTGAGTAAGGCCGAGGCCGACCTGCGGGTGGAGCGCGCCCTGTTCGAGCGGGCAACCGGCTACCGCTGCCGAGAGGACGACGTCCGGGTGGTGGAGGGGGAAATCGTGGTCACCTCGACCGACAAGCAGTTCCCACCGGACACCACTGCGGCGATCTTCTGGCTGAAGAACCGCAAGCCGGGCAGCTGGCGCGACAAGCCAGAGGGCGAGGACGACGGAGATACACCAGCACCGGTCGCGGTCACGGTGAACGTGGTCAGCGGGCGCCGCCGGAATGCCAACCCTTAACGAACCGCAGGCCGCGTTCCTGCAGCTGCCGCACAAGTTCCGCGCCTTCGTGGGTGGGTTCGGCTCTGGCAAGACCTGGGTGGGCTGCGGCTCGCTGTGCAGCCATGTTTGGACGCATCCGCGCGTACCCGCCGGCTACTTCGCCCCCAGCTATCCGCAGATCCGCGACATCTTCTATCCAACCATCGAGGAAGTGGCCTACGACTGGGGTCTGCGCGCGCGCATTGTCGAGTCGAACAAGGAGGCCCACCTGTACTCAGGCCGCCAGTACCGCGGCACGATCATCTGCCGGTCCATGGACAACCCGGCCAGCATCGTCGGCTTCAAGGTCGGCAAGGCCCTGGTCGATGAGATCGACACGCTGAAGAAGCGGAAGGCCCAGGACGCCTGGCGCAAGATCATCGCCCGCCTGCGCGTGAAGGCCGACGGCCTGCAGAACGGCATCGATGTGACGACCACCCCCGAGGGGTTCAACTTCGTCTACGAGCAGTTCCACCAGCTGCCCAGCGAGAACCCGAAGCTGCAGGCGCTGTACGGCCTGGTGCACGCCAGCACCTACGACAACGAGGCCAACCTGCCGGACGACTACATCCAGTCGCTGTTCGAGAGCTACCCGCCCCAGCTGGTGCAGGCCTACATCGACGGGATGTTCGTCAACCTGACCACGGGTTCGGTGTATCCGGCCTTCTCCCGCACGGCCAACAACACCACTGCCGAGATCCAGGACGGCGAGGCGCTGCACATCGGCATGGACTTCAACGTGCTGAACATGACGGCCATCGTCTGCGTGATCCGCGACGGCGAGCCGATGGCGCTGGCCGAGCTGACTGGCATCCGCGACACCCCTGCGATGATCCAGGCCCTGCGGGACCAGTTCGGCGGCCACCGCATGACGATCTACCCGGACGCCAGCGGTGATAGCCAGCACACAAACAACGCCAGCACGTCCGACCTGGGTCTGATCCGCGCCGAACGGTCGATGACCATTGTGGTGCCGGCGGCCAACCCGCGCATCCGCTCCCGGGTCGTGAGCGTCAACGCCATGATCCTCAACGCCAAGCGCCGCCGCCGCTTCCTGGTGAACGTGCGCAACTGCCCGAAGCTGACCGAGGCGCTGGAGAAGCAGCCGTACGACGCCAACGGGCTGCCCGACAAGACGACCGGTTTCGACCATCCGCCGGACGCCCTGGGCTACTTCATCCACAGCAAATTCCCCGCCGCAGTAAGCGCGCGTGACCGACCGTCCATTGAACGGCCTCGGGTGCTGGTGCCCCATAGCCGCCAGTGGTTGGAGCACTCCGACCAGCCCTCACCCGCCGAACGTAGGAGATCCGCCCTGTGACCATGCCCACCGCCGATAGCTTCACCGACGCACTGGCGGCCGAGCAGGCAGCCGACGCAGAGCGCGAGGCGCAGGCCCAGGCGCTGGCACAGGAAGAGGCGGACGTCGCGAACTGGCACAAGCGCATCAAGGAATCGCGCGAATTCGACAAGAACGCCCGCAAGGGCTATGCGCAGGACCGGCGCTACTGCCGCAACCAGGTCGATCCGGTCTATGACGTGAGCGTGCCGATCGCCGGCACCTACGTGAACCTGCTGACGTCGTTCCTGTACGCACGCGACCCTGAGCCCGCCGTGCAGCCCGCCGAGTCGGTCGGCTCCAGCCGGGTGAAGCTGGCCAAGCAGGTCGGCCGCACGCTGGAGATCGTCATCGCTTCGCTGTGGAAGCGCGGGCGCCTGAAGCACGCCGCCGACGCCATGGTGCGTTCGGGCCTGAGCATCGGCATCGGCTGGATCAAGGCGGCATGGCACCGCGAGACCGAGCGCGACCCGACCACCGACCAGCGCATCGCCGACCTGCGCGCTAAGCTCGAAGCCCTGGCCTTGATGGAAACCGAGCTGGCTGAGGGCAACGCAGCCAACCCGGACCTGCTGAAGGCTCAGTACGAGCAGCAGATGCAGACGCTGGAATCCCAGGTCGAGCACATCATCTACAACGGCCTGGTCTTCGACTTCGTGCGCGGCGAAGACATCCAGGTGTCCATGGACGTGGCCACCCTGAAGGACTACGCCATCTCGCCGTGGATCGCCCACCGCACGTTCATGCCGTACGACAAGGCGCAGGCCACGTTCCCGGATCTGCGGGACGAGCTGGGGAAGGCCGAGGCCTACTACCACGTTCAGCCAGAGAGCCGCGCGCGCGAAGGCGGTTTCGCCCCGGCCGATGGCGTGGTGAGCGACAGCGATGCCGAGGTGTTCCGCAGCGCCACCGCAGCGGGGCAGGGCAGTGATGCCGGCCCGCGCTTCCTGTGTGTCTGGGAGGTGTGGGACCTGACCACCAACCTGGTGCGCACCATCACGCCCGGCCTGCGCCGCAACCTGCGCCAGCCGTACACCCCCGACCAGCGCAGCACGCGCTTCTACCCGTTCTTCCAGTGGGCGCCGCTGTGGGTGGATGGGGAGCGGCATCCGCAGTCGCTGGTGGACCGCTCGCGCGCCCTGCTGGACGAGTACAACCGCACCCGCACCAACTACCGCGAGCACCGCCGCCGGGCCATCCCGAAGCTGGGCTTCGACCGTGGCGCTGTAGAGCCGGAAGACGCGGTGAAGTTGGAGGGCGCCGGCATCGGGGAGATGGTCGGCCTGGACCTGAAGGGCCAACCCACCGGCAACGTGCTGTTCCCCATCCAGTACAACCAGATCGACGCCGCGCTGTACGACACCGCGCCCATCCGCGCCGAGCTGGAACTGATCTGGGGCATCCAGGAGGCGCTGTCCTCCAGCATCCAGACCGCGAAGACGGCCACCGAGGCCGACATCCAGCAGCAGGGCACCGAATCCCGCCTGGGCTACAGCCGCGACAGCCTGGACGATGTGCTGGGCGAGGTCGCGCAGTACACCGCCGAGGAAGCCATGTCACCCGCCGGCCTGTCGCCGGAAGAAGTGAGCGACATCGCCGGACCAGAGGCGTTGTGGTTCAACGCGACCCTGCCCGAGCTGGTCACCGCGCTGCTGAACGTCGACATTCGCGCGGGCAGCTCGGGCCGTCCGGCATCCAACCTTCGCCGGCAGCAGTGGGGCGCGATCCTGCCGCAGCTGCAGGAGGCCGTCGTCACCATCGGCCAGATGCGAGGCGCCACGCCCCTGGACATCGCCAACAGCCTGGAACAGCTGATGGTCGAAACCATCGAGCGCACCGGCGACACGTCGATCGACGCCTACACATTCATTCCGCAGGTGCCGCAGGTTGCGCCGGGCGCCGTGATCGATGCACCGGCCATGCCCGGCATGCCGCCCACCGAGCCGATACAAGCCCTTCCGCCGGCCGAAGCGCCGGTACCCACCGCAGCACCCGTGGGCGGCGTTGTCGCCCCGCCTCTCTAACCCGCCGCCAACAGAGGTACCACCATGCACATCGAAGACCCGAACACTCCGGCCACGCCGGATACCACCCCGACCGACGTCCAGCCGGCCGACACTGGCGCACCGCCGGTTGCCGACGGCGGAGACGCACCGCAGCCCGCTGCCGCCGAACTCGACGCGTTCTCCGCTGGCGTCGAAGCTGCACGCGAGCAGGAGGCGCTGGAGGGCGCACTGCCTGGCGCTGCCCCGACGGCAGCAGACGGCCAGCCGCCGCAGGACGGCGCACCGGCCACGCCGGCAGCCGCCGACCCGAACGCACCGCCCGCAAATGAGCAGCCGCCAGCACAGCCCGCGCAGCCGCAGCAGCCGCAGCAGCCGACGGTAGATGACGAGGTGAAGCAGCTGGGCCTGAAGGAACGCGCGGCCGAGCGCTTCCAGGAGCTGCACACCCAGGCCCGTGATGCACGTGAGCGGGTCGGCCAGTGGGAGGAAACGGTCCAGAGCACCGGTGCCACGCCGGAGCAGTTCGGCGGTGCACTTCGCTATCTGTCCGACATCAACTCGGGCGATCCGAAGCGCATGGCCGACGCCTACGAGCGCATGCAGGGCGAGCTGCAGTGGCTGGGTCAGCAGCTGGGCCGCGAGGCGCCTGGGTTCGATCCGCTGAGCGCACATCCGGACCTGGCTGGCCGCGTCACTTCCGGCGACATCACCCGCGACGTGGCGCTGGAACTGGCCCAGCATCGCCAGACCGGCCAACTGCAGCAGACACACACCCAGGCGCAGCAGGATCGCCAGCAGCAGGACCTGCATTACCAGCAGGGACTCGCGTCCGTGCAGCAGCTGGGCACGCAGCTCCGCGCTGGTGATGCGCAGTTCGATCAGAAGCTGGCGCTGCTGGCGCCGACGATCGACATCATCCAGCGCACGCTGCCGCCGGCGCAGTGGCAGACCGAGATCCACCGCGCCTACCTGGCTCTGCCCGCCACCGCGGTTGCCGCGCCAGCTGCAGCAGCACCAGTTGCCCGCAACGCCCCCAATCCGATCAGGGCGAACTCTGCCGCCCCGGTGGCGCCGCAGATCACACCCGAGAACGCATTCGACGTAGGGGTACAGGCAGCCAGAGCGAAGGGGCTGTAACGGACAAGGGGCCTTTTGGCCCCTTGCTTCTACTTCGTTGCGACGACGGTAAATAGCGGTCCCGAACTGATTGTTTGCCCAGACGGGTCGACCAGCACCGCATCCCAGTTCGGGAAAACGTTCTTGGGATGAGCTGTGGTCATAGCCTTCATGCCGTCAAGCTTGTAATGCACCGGTGCGCCGTTCGGTCGATATGCGCAGATCGAACGATCCAGGCCAATCATCAAAGCCGCAGCCTTGAACCCATTTGGCCCCGTCGAACTCGTGTAGTCGATGAGGGCTCGCACTTTGTAGCCTGCAGCAATGATGAGGCAGTCGCCGATCGGCGAAATCAAAGTGCCGGTGTCAGGGCCAGTCAGTACGATGGCGAGACACGGCGGCTGACCGACCAATGGGTATGGTTCAACTGCAAGGTGCCAGTTGCCGCCGGCCCAGAAGAACTGCCCGGGGGTGAGTTTTGAAGCCGAAGAATCTTCGAAAGCGTCGAAAGGCAAAATCATCCAATGATCCCCTGATCCATGAGGTTGTTGGCCGGACTATCCCGGCATCCCGATTCTACCGCCAGCGCCCATTGACGCGCCCACCAGCGCTGGCATCTTGACCACCGAGCGGCACACAGCCGCCCCGCGTGTGACGTAAGCCGGGTTCGCCGCCGGTAGCGCTGTAACGAGCCTCGCGCCCTCGGAACGCGGAAAGACCCTCAGCCCCTGCGGGCTGGCCATCTTTCCTTCCGAGGCCATTCCTATGCCGCTTACCGCTGCGCAGATGGTGTCTGGTGCAAACACCCAGCTCCAGACCTATGCGACCAACGACCCCATCGACCAATTCACCACCCAGCGACCGCTGGCCAACTGGCTGATCCAGAACCGCCAGGATTCGATCTTCGGCAACGGCGTCTTCAACGAGAAGATCCGCTACACGAACGACTCGAACTACCAGAACTACACCGGTGATGATCAGGTCACCTACAACCGCAAGAAGACCGTGCGCTTGGCGCCGTTCCAGGCGTATGAGGCCTTCGACGGCTTCACCCTCAACGAAACCGAGCTGTCCAACAACGGCATCATCCTCACCGATGACCGCAATGCGTTGATGACCGAAGCCGAGAAGATCCAGATCGTCAACATCCTCCAGGAGAACTGGACCACCCTGAAGGACGGTTTCCAGGAGAACTGGGACATCGAAGTGCACTTGGACGGCGCCACCAACCCCAAGGCGGTTCCGGGTTTGGACGCGCTGGTCAGCACCACCCCGGCCGTAGGTACCGTGGGCGGCATCGATCGCGCGGCCACTGCCTACTGGCGCAACTGGGCCGACATCGGCATCAGCACCGCCACCGCCGGCAACCTGATTTCGCACCTGGAAACCCTGTGGCGCAAGTCCATCGCCTACGGCAAGTTGGGTGCGCCCGACTTCATCGTGGTTGGCTCGGACATGTACGACGCCATCCAGGCGGACGCGCTGAAGGTCATGAGCCGCCAGATCACCATGGGTACCTCCGCCACCGGCGGCGTCACCCTGGACCCGTCCACCAAGGCGCTGGCCTTCAAGGGCGTGCCGGTGGTGTGGGATCCGACCTTCGACGCCCTGGACGACCTGCTGGGCGCCATCGCCGTGCCGTGGAAGAAGCGCGGCTACTTCCTCAACAGCAAGTCGCTGAAGCTGCGCCCGGTTAAGGGCCGCTGGATGGTCCGCCGCACGCCGCCGCGCGTGTACGACCGCCACACCCACTACTTCGGCATGACGGCGCACTACGGCCTGACGCTGAAGAAGGGCAACAGCAACGCGGTCTTCTCGATCGCCTGACCCCACGCAACGCCGGCGGGGGCATTCCTCGCCGGCAGGAGAACGAAATGCCGAACCTGAAGACGCTCCCGACCGGGGGCACCATCGTCAAACTCAACAAGACCCCCCTGCTGGGTGGCTGGGGCCGCGAAGGCCTGGCCAACCTGGGCGACAACACCGCCGTGACCACCGGCGTTCTGCTGCAGGGCCATGAAGCGCCGGCCGACGGCAGCACCCCGGCCGCCGGCAGCTCGGGCTGGTTCACCCTGCTGAGCGCAGCCGCCAACCTGGCGCCGGTGGTCGAGATCGCCGACCTGCCGGACTTCATCCGCACCGGTGCCGCCGCTACGTCGCCGATCACCCTGGAGGGCGTGCAGTAATGGCCAAGACCGTATCCCTGCTGTTGCTGACGCTGGTCATCGACCGCGACGCGACCACCAAACTGCCGGTGCAGATCTTCGACTACGAGCTGCCGATCGTGGAAGAGCTGTATCCGCCGGAATCCATCAGCGAGTCGAAGCGCGAGGCCATCGAGGTCAAGGACTTCGACGTCTCGGAAGTCTTCGCCGGCCTGCAGAACAAGTACGGCCGCACCGCGGAAGGCGCCGAGGCGCTGAAGCACGCCTACCGCAACGAGCGCGAGTTCGCCAAGGCCGTGCAGGCCAGCATCGACTCGGCCAAGGACGAAGCCGAGCAGGTCGACCAGGACGACGAGGAAGAAGACGACCAGCAGACCGAGCTGGAAGCCCTTGCCGGCAAGACCGTCGCTGAGATCGAAGCGGCGCTGGACAACCTGACCGACGAGGACCTGCACGAGCTGGCGGCGATCGAGAACGCCCGCGAGAAGCCGCGCAAGGGCGTGCTGGATGCCATTGCTGCGGCGCTGGGCGACCAGGGCAGCGAAACCGTTTAAGTCCGCTGGCGGCGGGCTGGCGGCCGGCCGGGGCGACTCGGTCGGCCGTTTTTCTTTCTGGAGAACGATATGGGCGGCAACAACGCACCGATCATGGTCAACGGCGGCAACGTCTACGACAGCCCGCTGGGGTATGACGCGCCGATCAACTACGACACCGGCCAAGTGAACCTGTCATCGCTGGGCGTGGAATGGTCCCTGAAGAAGGCACGGCAGGAAGTGATCCGCCGCCTCGGCTTCGTGGTCGAGCCGGTGAAGGTGCAGCGCACATTCGACCAGCTGCGGCAGACGGTATCGACGGCGCTGGGCTTCACCTACGTAGGCACGCCTGCACCGCGCACGATGGCATCGCTGCGGCTGGACCTGCTGCGCCGGCTTGGCTTCTCTGCGCAGGCCACTGCCGATGCCTGGGCACCTGGCGTCAAGGAGCTGCTGACCAACTTCCTTTCCGAAGCGCAGGTGGCGCTGCAGCACCAATACCGGCTGAGCGTCAGCACGCCGCTTGCCCCGTTCCATGACGACGCCGACGTGACCACGCTCGACCCGTGGGCCGTCTTCCTGCTGGCGCTGGCCAACGGCAAGGCCCACCACGGCCAGCAGGACGCGAAGGCCTACTACGACCAGCTGGGCGGCTACATCACCACCGTGGCGAAGTCTGCCGACGTGGACCAGATCATCAACACCGCGCAGGACTCGCTGCTGCAGCGGTACGCCATGGACCGCTGCGGCGACGGGAAGGCGCCGTTGATCGAAGGCGACGACAAGACCGTGATCGACGGCGTGGCCGTGGAAATGCAGGCGATCGCCGATGCGAAGGCGAAGTACGGCCAGAAGGATGCCGAGGCCTACTACAGCCGCCTGCAGGAAATGGCCCAGCGCCGGCCGTTCGACCTCGATGCGATGGTCGACAGCTTCATTCGTGACGCCCAGGACCAGCTGTACCAGCAGTACAAGGAACTGCGCACCGAGCGCTGGTGGACCATCCAGTGCGTGCCCGGTGCCAACCTGTACGACGTGCCGCTGGACCTGGACCAGTATCTGGACTTCCGGCGCATCACGTGGGCGGGCATTCAGGACGACGTGCAGTGGACGCCGCTGATCGAGGGCATCGACCCGGTGCTGTACACCAGCACCTCGCTGAGCAAACCGGCCTATTACCGGATCACGGGCTGCATCGAGATCTTCCCGGCGCCGGACCGCGCCTACACGGTCAAGATCCGGGGGCATCTGGGGCTGAAGTGGCTCACCGGTGACGATGACCTGCTGACGGTCAACAGCCGAGCGGTGTTCTTGCACGCGCTGGCGAACGCCAAGGCCCATTACAAGCAATCCGACGCCGGCAACTACATTCAGCAGGCTCAGGCCTACGTGCGGCAGCTGATCGCCGGATCCCACGGCACCCGGCGCTACATCCCCGGCACGCGACAGATTCCGCCCGCGCGGCGTCCGATTCCCGTTGGCGGCTGGCCGGAGGGCAACTGATGCGCGCCACCTACCTGACGGCTGTGAAGGCCGGCATCACCCGCCTGCGCGACAAGGGCGGCGCGTCGGAGGATGCGCTGTTCGATCTGCTCAACGGCTACGTGACCGCTGCCCGCACCATCCGCATGCGCCAGGCCGCGCGGATCCAGCTGGACTTGCCGCCCGGAACGATTGGGCTGACCTCCTTCAAGGGAGCGTTCGTCGTCTATGCCGACCAGGTGATGCCGGCTGGCCCCGGCTACTCGGTGGTGGTGCTGAAACATCCGAGCAACGGCGCGGCCACGCTGAAGGAGATCCACTACTCGCTGCCGTATCTGGGGTTCCTGTACGTGGTGGCCGAGTTCTCCGACGGCTCGATCTATCACTACTGGCTGGAAGAGGGGAAACCCTGGGCACCCAACACCACGTACCTGCCGGGTGCGCTGGTCAGCCCGACAGCGCCCAACGGCCTGGCCTATTCGCTGGTGGACACCGGTGGTGGCCACGCAACATGGGAGGCCTACGCGGCGCGCACTGTGGGCAATGTGGTGGTGCCGTCGGCCAACAACGGCTTCAAGTACACGGTCAGCTCGGTGAGCGGTGCCAACGCGCGCTCCGGCGACACCGAACCGCAGTGGCCGGCAACTGCTGGCGGCACCGTGAACGAGGACGTTCCGCTGGAGAACCCGCTGGGGAATGCGGGCAGCGGCACGGCAGGAGGCTCGGTCCCGCAGTGGGCTGCTGCCAAGCAGGCGGCCAAGGGCGATCTGATCAGGCCAGTGAACCTGCCCAACCCGACGGCGACGGCTCCAATCAACGGCAACTTCACCGACGGCAACACCGGCTGGGATCTGGAAGGCGGTGCGCACATTATCTCGGGCAAGCTGGAGCTGCCCGGGCGCATCAGCGATGGCGCAGCGGTGAACCAGGCGCGCTTCGTCGTCGCTGATGGGGCGTCGCTCACGGCCAACTGCCTGATCGAGCAGGGCCCGGCCAAGGCCGGCGCCACGCGCGGCTGGGTGGAGGTCCGGTGGTACGACAAGGACGACGTGATGATCAGCTACACGCAGGGGAACATCGTCAGCAGCGATGCGGCGATCTCCACTGCGGTCTCGCCGAAGCCAGCCGGTGCGTCGTATGCCCGGGGCGTCATCGCTCTGTGGTCGGTTGGTGACCATGACCACGTGACCGGTGCCGACAACCTCTCTGTCAGCGGTGCCGTGAATGGCCTCCCTGCAGGCCTGGTGTACCGCGCCGTGCAGGACGTGGTGGCGCATACCGGTGCTACCGAACCGGCTTGGCCGAACATCCTCGGCAAGCGCGTAGTGGATGGCGGCGTGACCTGGGAAGCTGTGGCGATCACCCGCGTCACCTGGACAGCGTCTCCGCTGTACGTGAGCGGCGGCAGCGAGCCGGCGTGGCCAACCAACGTGGGCGGCACCGTGGTGGATGGCAGTGTGACCTGGCAGGCCGTGAGCCGCCGGGTAGAGGACCCGAACTGCCCCAACAGCAAGGTGGTGCTGATCGGCGCCTCGAAAGTGTTCGCCGGAAATGGCGACACCGTGCCATACAGCGCCACAGTGGCGCCGAAGGACTGGAGCAGCGCCAATGATGCCGGGTTCCTGCCCACCGGCCTGCAGAACTACGGCGCGAATCCGGTGGCGGCCATGGGCCTCTACCGCGGCAACCTGACCGTGTTCAACGCTGAGGCGTTCCAGCTGTGGCAGATCGATGAAGATCCGTCCAGCATGTCGCTGCTGGATGCGCTGCCGGTGGGCAGCACCCAGCACCGCGCCATTGCGGCGGTTGGCAACGATCTGCTGTTCCTGGCCAGCCAGGGCGTGCGCAGCGTGGGCATCGCCGCCAGCAGCACGAACTTCCAGGCAGGCGACGTAGGCATGCCGATCGACCCGCTGGTGCAGGCGTGGCTGGCCGATCCTGCGGTGGTGCCGCGCGGGCTCTACTTTCCCGCGGCAGGCCAGTATTGGCTGATGTTCGCCCGTGGTGGGCAAACGGAGGTGTTCGTCTACACCATGACCCAGATCGGGCAGGTGGGCGCGTGGTCGCGGTACGTCTTCCCGTTCGAGGTGCACACCTGGGCGATCCAGGGCGACGCGCTCTACCTGCGTTCGGCCAACCGCATCTATCGGATGGTCGACGGCGTGATCGGGGACGAGCTTTCCCCGGGTGTGTTCACCCCGTTCCAAGGCGTGATCCAGTGGCCGTGGCTGGACTTCGGCCCGGCGGGCGTCACAAAGATGCTGTACGGGTTCGAGGTGGTGGGGCGGGGCAAGGTCGGCATCCAGGTCGGCTTCGACCAGACCAATGGCGGGGCATTCACGCCTGCATACCAGGTCGATCCGGACACGCTCACCGGTGGCCCGGTACCAATGTCGATGGCGGCGCCGACGTTCGCTGTGCGGCTGGTCTACGACGGCACCGAGGCGTGGCAATGGAATGCCTTCGGCCTGTACGTGCAGGACTTCCGTCCCATGGCATGACCATTGATCAAGGTGGGCTGGAAGTCAGCATTTCCGCATGATTCCAGCCCATCTTCCCAGCAGTATCGTCGCCTGTCGGCCGTTGCACCTGGTGCTACTGGCCGACCAGATGCGCGTCAGCGAGCAAGAACAGTTCCTCGCGGTGACCGGCGGCGATCAGTTCGATCCGTACACCGCCGCACATGCACTTATTGGCGCCTGGTCTCGATCCGCCCCGTATGCGGTAACAGCTCTGCGGCGTGACGGCACTCCCGCTGCTGCTGGCGGCTTCGAATTCATCGGCAACGGTGTCTGGCAATCGTGGATGGTCGGGAATGAAGAAGGCTGGGCCGAGCAGTGGCGGGCCATGACCAAGGCGAGCCGATGGCTGATGGATCGCCTGTTCGAGAACGGTGCCAGACGCGTCCAGACCAACGCGTTGACCAGCCGCACGGAAGCCATTCGATGGTTCCAGCGTTCGCTTGGCATGCAGCCAGAGGGCGTGTGGCGCGGGTACGGCGCCAATGGCGAGGACATCGCCCACTTTTCCAAGATGCGAGGTGCCTGATGGGCGCACAGAAGGGCAGCAAGGCGGCCAACGAGGCGGCACAGGCGGAGGGATGGAGGACGTCGAACATCAACCGCGCCGTGGGCCAGATCAACTCGATCTACGGTTCGCCCAGTCGCCAGGCGGGGATCGATGACTTCCTGGGCGCCACTCGCTCGTTCTACACCAACGAACTGGAGCGACAAAAGGGCGTCGCAGATCGCAGCCTGAAGTTCGCCATGGCCCGTAGTGGCCTGTCCGGTGGTTCTGCCTCAGCGGACGCAAACCGAACGCTCGGCGAGGACTACCAGCGCGGCGTTCTATCTGCGGAGCGGCTGGCCCAGGGCGCAGTTTCTGACCTGCGCAACGCGGACGAGGCGGCCAGGCAGAACCTGATCGCGCAAGCAGGCAGCGGGTTGAGCCTGACCGGTGGCGCGACACAGGCCGCCAGCGCTCTCCGCAACAATCTGCAGGCCGCACAGGGGAGCCTGAAGACTGATGCGCTGGGTGACGTGTTCGGCGGCCTGAGCGACATCTACAGGCGCAGCCGTGAATCTGCCGCGGATCGCCGCGGCTTCCGTGACGTTTACGGGCAGCTGTATCAGCCCGGCTTTGGAGCAGGAGGTACCCGCTGATGGGCGTTGAACTGGCAGCCGCTGCAGGCCTTGCCCTCTTGGGCGGAGGGCTCAATTACGTCAACCAGAGGAACGTAGCGAAATCCCAAGACCGGGAGGCTGCGGCGCAGATCCGTCAGCAGTCGCGCAGGCAGGACGAAGCCGACCGCGCGGTTACCGACCTGTTGGCTCAGCGCGCCGTCAGCGACGGGGCGTCGGAGCGCGGCAGCATTTCCCAGCAGTACCTCCAACAGGCGCGAGCGGCGCAGGCAGCCGCTACAAACGGGCTGGGGCAGTCCGGAGCCGTGAGCGACGCATACCGAACTGCTGCCAACGATGCTGCGCTGGGCGTGAGCGACTACGGCCAAACGGCCGCCACCCTGATGGGGCGGATCGACGCACCGCAGCAGCGGCGAAACCGCGAGGCATTGGAAGAGGGCGATCTTCAGACCCGACTGGGGCTGATCGGGCGCCAATCCCAGGCCGACGACTTCCTGTCCCGGCTGCGCCTGCAGTCGGTCCAGCAAAACCCGTGGCTGAGTGCTGCCGCGCAGGCCGCCAATGGGGCGGCCTCGGGCATCGCAATGAACGGTCTGCCGGACTTCGGCCGCACGGCTCGCCTGAGCAACCAGGCCAACAACATCACGCAGGCGAACAACGCGAGCCTGTTCGCTCGTCTGCAAGGGGGTGGCTGATGGCAAGCAATGGATGGGCATCGCTGGGCGAGGCCTTCGCCGGTGGCGGCGCAGGGCAAGAGCGGGCATATCAGGCCGGCCAGACGCGTGCTGCACAGCTGGCCACGCTGCTGGCCGGCGCACAGATCAAACGCGACGAGGCGATGGCGCGTGATCAGCTGCAGGCAAGCATTGGAGGCGTGGTCGCCGACCCTGCGCAGGCCAGTCTCTTGGCCACGGCGCTGCGCGGCGGTTTCGACCCGACCAAAATCACCGGCTACACCGGCGATGTGCAGGAACAGGGATTCCGCGGCGATGCCGTAACCCGGGCTCTGGCCGGCGACTGGGCCGGAGCCAATGCCAACCTGGTGGGTGTGGCCAATGGTCCGGTGGAGCTGGCCACCATCCAAGGCCAAAACCTGATCAACAACCGGCTGCTGCCTGGCGGTGGAGGTATCAGCACCACCGATCAGGGAATGGCAACAATCGCCGCCGACGCCGCGCGCGCCCGCGCCTCCGACGCCAGCGCGTCCAGCTCCTACGCTACCGCAGCGAAAACGCGGCAGGCGATGGCACTGGATGGACAGCAGCACGCGCTTTCGGTGGCCGGCAGGTGGAACCCCGGCGGCAGGAACGGCGGTGGTGCTTCCCCGTTGCCGGTGTCTGCGCTGAAGGAGCTGCTGGGAGTGGAGGATGCGTTGGGCGGCACGCAGGTGTTGGCCGACATCATCAGCAAGAACGCTCAGCGGCTCGCAGATGGGTCGCTGCGGGTCAGTCCGACCAGCTCTCTGCTGGCACGCGGCCGCACGTTCGCCGGTATCGCTACCCCCGGCGACGTGAACTACAACGAATGGCAGGCCGACCTGACGAAGATCGTCAACGAGTCGCTGCGCCTCAACAAGGGCGTGCAGACCGAAGGTGATGCACAGCGCGCTGCCAATGAGCTGAAGAGCGCCAATGACCCGGCCACCGCAGCGGCTGCGCTGAAGCGCCTGGCAGCTTTCAACCAGCAGGCGGTCGAGCTGCAGCAGCGCAAGGCGGGACTGATCAACGGCAACTACGGTCGCACCACCAGCCCCGGCGCGATGCCCAGCGCGGTTGAGGCGTTCGGCGGTGGTGCTCCACCAGCACCGGTGCCAGCTGTTCCTGCGCGCCGTCGCTTCAACCCGGCCAAGGGGAGGATCGAGTAATGCCTATCGAAGTTGAGCTGCCCGACGGCAGCATCGTCGAATTTCCCGATGGCATGCCTGATGACCAGATCAATGCGGTCCTGCAGCGACAGTTCGGCGGAGGGCAGACGCCCGTCATCGATCTGCCCGCGGTGCAGGCGCTGCCGCCAGACTTCTCGGACGTCACCTCTACCGTAGACAGCACGGCGACCGGCCGGCAGGCCGATGGGTGGCGCGCTGGTCCGCTGCGGGATGCGGCGTTCAGCCTGCGCTCGGTGCTGCAGGGAGGAGGTAGCCTCCTGGGATCCTTGGGTGGCGACGCGCTGGGGGCGCTCGAAACGCAGGTCACTGGTCGGCCCGTAGCCAGCTTCAGGGACAACGCTGCGCGGCTGGCCGATGTGCTTGGCCTGCCGCAGGCGCAGACCTCCGGCGACCGCGTGCTGGGCGATGTCGGCGAAGCGCTGACCGGTACCGCGCTGACCCTTGGCGGTGGCGCTGCCCTAAACGCTGGGCGTGCGGTGGCGCCCACGCTGACTACAGCTGCGCCTGCGCCCACTGCTGTTCCTGGCCTCGCCGATCACGCTGGAGAGTTCCTCACTGCGCAGCCGGTGCTGCAGGCGATCAGCACGGTTGGCAGTTCTGGTGCGGCCGGCCTGGCGCGCGAGAGCGGTGCAGGTCCTGCTGGCCAGTTGGCGGCCGCACTCGCGGGCGGCATCGGCCCGGCGGCTCTCATGCAGGGCGGAGCGGCAGCAGTGCGCGGTGCCGTGCGTGGCCGTTCCGGCGAGGCCATGCGGAACACCATCGCCGACTTCGAGGCATTGGGTACTACCCCTTCCGTCGGCCAGGCATCGGGCAACACCAACCTGCAGGGCGTGGAGAACCTGCTGTCGGGCGCTCCGACCAGCTCGGGCGTGATGCGCCGTTTCGCCGAAGGGCAGGGAAATGACATCGCCAAGAACCTCGGCGAGCGGTCTCGCGCACTGGCGGCAGACCCTACCCGGCAGAACGCTGGCATGGCCATCGAAAAGGGCGTCGCTTCCTTCAAGGGCGACGTCACTGCACGCCGCCGAGCCTTGTATGACGCCGTCGACCAGCTGGTGCCATCGGATACCCCGGTGCGCCTGGATCGGACCAATTCCGAGCTGGCACGGCTGACTGCGGTCGATCCAGGCGCACCGGCCTCCGCCGCGTCGATGATCCCAGACGAGGTCACGCAGCTGGCGCGCAACATCGCCTCTGACCTGGGCGAGGGTGGCACTGCGCTGCCCTACCAGACCTTCAAGGATCTGCGTTCCAACCTGGGCAACGGCCTGTTCGACTTCACCCTGACCCCTGACCGCGCCACGTCGCAGCTGCGCGGGGTCTACCGCGCCATGGGCGACGACATCGAGGCGGCGGTGCAGGCCCAGGGCGGCAAGGCTCCGGCGGCGCTGGCGCGGGCGAACGCCTACTTCAAGTCCACGCAGGAGCAGCTGAAGCAGCTGGAGCGGGTGGTGAACAAGGCTGGCGGCCCCGAAAAGGTCTACAACGCGGTTATGGCCGGTGCTGGCGAAGGCGGCACCACGTTGAAACGAGTGATGGAGGCGTTGCCGGATGATGGGAAGAAGTCCCTGACGGCCGCCGTTCTGAACCGCATGGGGCGCCCGACGCCGGGCCAGGCTGGGCTGCCTGCCGAGCAGTTCAGCCCGGGCACGTTCATGACCAACTGGAGCAAGCTGTCCGACGAGGCGCGGCGGGAGCTGTTCGGCCACTACGGCCCGGGCTTCGCCAAGGATATGGACCAGATCGCTCGGGTGGCCGACAACATCAAGAGCGGATCGCAGGTGTTCGCCAACCCCAGTGGCACAGGCAATCGAGCTGCGGCGTATACCTACGGCGCAGCGCTGGTGGCATCGCTGATGGACGTTACTGGCACATCCACAGGTACTCTGCTGCTGGGCGGAGCAGGGGCGAATGTCGCTGCCCGCATCTTGACTTACCCGCCAGCGGTGCGCTGGCTTTCTCGAGCAACCACGGCGCCAGCAGGCTCGGTGACCGGATCGCTCGCGTCCTTGCGCAACATTGCGTCCAGCACTGGCGATCAAAGACTGGCGGACATTGCCGCAGAACTAGAGGAAGTAATGCCCGACGAACAGAAGGGCGCAAACAACGGTGCCGACAATCGACAACAGTAGCGCTATCACGAGGGCCCAGCCTTTTACCCCAAGGCCCCCTTCGTGCTCGCGCTCCCAGTCCTTGCGGCGGATCTCGCTCCAGGCCTTTTCGGGGTGGAATTGCCCGGCATCCTTGAATCGATCGTCTTGCATAGCTTTACCCTCGAATATCGATGCAGGAAAGGGTGTTCGCCTGTAGGCGATCAGCAAGCACTTTTGCCACAACTGGGTCGGTCACACTTGCTGCCTGTTCATCAGACAAGCTACCAATCGTCATGGTTGCAGCGCACTCGCATACGGCATTCATACCCTTGGTCCCGCGCACTATTGACGACGAGAAGGTCTTGTCCGAGAGAATCACGGCTTTGCAGACGCTCTCGGCGTGCTCATAGGCGTTCAATCGGTTTCGCAGCGGACCTGGTGCTGCGGGAGTCTGGGCCGTGGCGACGGCGAGAAACAGAGAAATGATCATTTCAACCCTCCTGGTCTGATGGGGCGGATGGTATCACCCACCACTGGCAGACCCGGCACCAAAAGGAAAGGCCCGGTTGCCCGGGCCTTTGCGTCACTCGCCCACTGTGAATACAGCCTCGGTCCCGAAGGGTTTCCCATCATCGTCCGTCAGCCAGATGCTGAAAGTGCTGATGTACTCCCATGGTTCTCGCCGATCCAGCGTTTCTTGTCCCAGGGACGAGAAGGATGACTGCATCTGTGGAATGTGCCACTCATGGCCGTGGAAGGTCACTCCTTCTTCGCCAATGGATACGGCCGGAAGCTTCCCAGTAGCTGCGAGACCAATATTCGCGAGAACCTGCCATCCGTTCCCATGTGCGATGCGAATGCCATTAGCCACAGGCCACTTTCCAATCTTTCCAGCTTCGGGCCCGGACAAGATGAGTCCCCGCTTGTCATCACCTTCTTCGTTCTCGAGCTTTAGCCACCAGCCTTTAAAGATGTAGACCAGATCACCTGCCGAGGCCTCGGCCGTTGGAATACGCTCAAAGGAATTCAGTGGAAGCGCCATTACCATCTCCTTGGTTGGAGCCCGGATTCTAGCCCGCGCGCCGGTCCGCGCGTCCAGCGCCCATTGAACCGGAACCCCCTGAAGGCACCGTAGGCCCATCAATTCCAAGGGGGCCGACAGTGGCACGAATCACAGCACAGGAGGCAGGCGGCCAGAACGTCGTGGCGTTCCTGGACATGCTGGCCTGGTCCGAGGGGACCGACAACGGCCGGCAGCCGACCCAGCAGCAAGGCTATGACGTCCTGGTGGGCGGCGGTCTGTTCTCCGACCTCAGCAAGCACCCCGAGAAGCTGGTGCGGCTGAATTCCACGCTCAGCTCCACCGCTGCCGGCCGGTACCAGTTCCTGAAGCGGACCTGGGCCACCTTGCAGGCGCGACTGAAGCTGCCCGATTTCGGCCCGCTGAGCCAGGACAGGGCCTGCATTGATTTGATCCGCGGCCGCCGCGCGCTCGACGCGGTGAAGGCCGGCCAGTTCGACCGTGCTGTGGCGCTGTGCGCCAAGGAATGGGCCAGCCTTCCGGGCGCCAACTACGGCCAGCACGAACAGAGCCTGGAGAAGCTGCGGCAGATCTACAAGAAGGCCGGCGGCACTCTGGGTGGGGGCGTATGAGCATGGAAGCCCAGCCGAGCCAGGACGGCCGCACCCGCATTTCGCTCGGCCCGGTCGAGAAATGGATCGTGGGTGCCTTCGCCGGCTTCATGGTCGCCGGCGGGTACTGGCTGATCAGCTCCATGCAGGCGGTGCTGACCCAGCAGCAGGTCACGAACCAGCAGATGGCCACCGTGCAGCAGCAGCTGCAGACCTTCAACACGCAGCTGGCCGACGTGCCGGCGCTGAAGCTCGAACTGGCCAAGCTGGCCGTGCAGGTTGAGCAGAACAAGGCCGACATCAAGGAGCTGAAGCAGCTCAGGGGGCTGAAGTGAAGAACGTGAAACTCACCAGCGACCGGCGTCACTTCTGGCGGTTCTGGTCGGTGCGTCTGTCATTGCTGGCCGGCGTCATCAGCGCCACAGCGCTGGGCATCATCGGCGCCTATGTGCTACTGCCGGCGGATTGGCTGCCCGTAGTGCACGACGGATTCAAGCAGATGGTGGCATATGCAGCCCTGGCATCGGCCGGCATGACCTCATTCCTGGCTGCGGTGTCTCGCATCTTCGTGCAGCCCAAGCTGAGTGCAGACGATGCTGATCCCTGACCCGCTGGCGCCCTACGCGAACCTGATCAGGCTCGGCCTGTGGTGCCTGCTGGCCGGTGGCCTCTTCGTGGCCGGCTGCCAGCGAGGCGAGGACCGCCAGGCTGCACAGGATCGGGAGCAGATCGAGGCCGTGCAGCGACAGCTGGATGGCGCACGCGCCGAGGCTGCGGAGAACCTGCGCGCGGCCAACGCCGCCGGCGAGCTGCTGCAGGAAGTGAACCGGCAGATCCAGGCATCGATCGATGCTGCCGAGGCGGCGCGCAAGGAATCCGATGCCGCTGCCCGACGTGCTGAAGCGGCGGCGGCGGATGGCTTGCGCCGGGCCACTGCCGCGGAGAAGGCCCTACAGGCCGCCAAGACCCAGCCCGCGTGCCGGGCACAACTGGAGCAGACCCTGTGCGATTCCATCCCGCTGCTTTGATCCTGCTGGTGCTGGCCGGCTGTGCCCACGAACCTGAGCGGCCGAAGCTACCCGAGGTGGTGCACGTCACCGTCGAGAAGCAGGTACCGATCGACGCCCGCCTGACCAAGCCGTGCCCGGCCAAGCGCGCCACGTCGCGCACGGTGGAGGCGGTGGTGGACGCCTACAACGCCAACCTGATCGTGCTGCAGGACTGCGACAACCGCATGGGCGAGATCCGCAGCCTGGGCGAGGGGAAGACCCAGCCGTGAGTAAGGTCAAGCTCCAGGACAACCTCGGCCGTGTGGTGAACATCAATGCTGATGCCACCAAGGGCGCCATCGTGGGCGTGAACCTGTACGCGGCCGACGGCAAGACACTGATCGATCCGGCTCAACTCGGCGGTGGTACCGGCAGCAGCAGCACGCCTTGGGACAGATTGTCTGGCGTGCCGCGCAACATCGTGGCCCTGGCCCAGCTGTCGGGTATTGGCTATCCGGTGCTGGTCGGTCCAGGTGACTGGCGCATGCGCACCTTCCGTGCCGGCGGCGGGATCACCGTCGTCAACGGCAATGGCCGCGATGGCGACACCGTGGTGCGGCTGGAAGAAGTCGGCAACACCGAAGACGGCCAGGCGCTGGTGAAGATCACCCGTGACGTATACGGCCGCGTCATCGCCACCGCGGCGGCAACCACCGACGATCTGGCCGAGGACGGGAGCAATCTGTACTTCACCGCCGCGCGTGCTGATGCTCGGGCCGATGCGCGCATCGCCGCGCAGAAGGGTGCAGCCAACGGCCTGGCGCCGCTCGACGCGGCCAGCAAGATCCCCACGCAGTACCTGCCGGCGCTCGCGATCACGTCCACCTTCGTGGTGAACAGCCAGGCCGCCCAGCTGGCGCTGGTTGCGCAGGAAGGCGATGTCGCCGTGCGTACGGACCAGAACCGCACCTACATTCAGAACGGCGGCACCAGTGGCACGATGGCCGACTGGACGCAGCTGCTGACGCCGGCCGCGCCGGTGCAGTCGGTGAACGGTCAGACCGGCACCGTCTCGCTGAACGCCGCAGCCGTGGGCGCAACTCGTTCCGTGGTTGGCCTGCAGGGCGACGTGACCGCGACCGACATCGCCGACGCCCTCGGCCTGGGCACTGCCGCCACGCACGCCGCCGCCGACTTCGTCGCCATCGCTTCACTCGTCACCCTTCCCAGCGCCGTTGATGACGCCGCAGCCGCAGCCGCTGGTGTGGCCGTCGGTGCGATGTACCGCAACGGTTCCGTCCTCTGCGTCCGCATCTCCTGAGGTAGCCCGATGACTACGAAATTCCCCGCTGAACTTGATCAGTTCGAGAATCCTCGACCCGATACCAGCCAGGCCACGGTGCGCACTCACTCGCAGCAGCACGGTGATGCCAACGATTCGATCGAGGCGGTACAGCAGAAGGTCGGCATCGATAACTCTTCCGATCCCGAATCGCTGGATTTCAAGGTGGGAGCGCTGCAGAACGTCGCCGAGAACCTCGACTCTGCTGCCTTCCAGCCTGCGTCTGCGTTCGCTACGGCTGCGCAGGGGGCCTTGGCGACCAGTGCAGTGCAGCCTGCGGTCCTCGATGCGTCGGTGGATGTTCTCGATTCCAAGATCGACACAACCAATGCTGCGGTGAACACTCGCATCGACGGCCTGGAGGCTGCGCAGAGCAGCGACGCGATCTACGCGGCCACCTGGGCCGAGCTCGCCGCTTCCACGGGGTCATTCACTGGCCAGGGGGCGTTCGTGACCAACGACAGCGGCACCCACACTGATCCTGTGAGTGGTCAGCCAGTTGCCAATCTCGGCCAGTATCGATGGACCGGGGCAGCCTGGCAGTGGCTGCGCGCGGACATGCTGGTGGAAAAGGCCGACAAGACCGAGGTCTCGGCACTGGAAACGAAGCTCGACAACACCGTACGCTCCACCGCGCTCGACGTGCCCTACGAGGTGAACTTCGCGGACGACGACGGCTACAGCGACAAGGGCCTGGGCCAGGGCATCCTCGATCTGAAAACGGTGATGCTGGCCAATGCCAGCCTGATCGGAACCACTGGTGCGTTCAGTCTGGTCGACTCCGACGGCTATTACGTGGAGGTAGTCGATAACACGGGCGTAGCAGGATTGGTGAAAGAGGCGGAGGCCTTCGGACTCGACACCGGGCTGTCGGTACAGGACGACGACGGTTACGTGGTCGAGATTGTGGATCCCGATGGCGCAGTCGCTGCGTCTGACGACACCACGCTCTATGCAGCCCGCAATGCGGCAAACATCGATGCGTCACGGTCAGTTGCTGCACAGATCAACAGCGTGGCTACCCCCGTGGCGTACGACTACACCCATTTCCCGGTGTACGGGCAGAGCCTGAGTAACGGCACCGAGGGCTGGCCGGCTCTCAGCAAGACGCAGCCCTACAACAATGTGATGGTCGGCGGTTCAGTGCGGCAGGCCAGTATCGGATCAGCTGCGTTCTCTCCCGTCGGTGGCAACAGCGCATTCCAGCCGCTGGTCGCCAACGTCATGAGCACCAGCATGGCAGTGCTGACGGATGCCGAAGTGGCCGCACTTCCGCCAGGAAATGGGGCATTCGGCGAAACAGTTGCGGAGGGCCTGGTTAATTCGCTGAAGAAGCTGCACAACCTGCGCAAGGGGGTCATCGATGACTCGATCGCGTTCGTGGCCAGCAGCAGCGGCGTGGGTGGAAGGACCATTGCTCAGCTGACCAAGGGCGCGAGCCCGAACATCTGGAACGTGCTGGTGGGGCATTCTCAGGCAGCGAAGGCCAATGCGGTGTCGGCTGGCAAGTCCTATGGCATTGGCGCTTTCCTGTGGCTTCAGGGCGAGAACGACTATCCCACCACCACGAAGGCTGCCTACAAGGCGGCGCTGACCCAGTTGTGGTCGGACTTCAAGGTCGACGTAGCAGGCGGTGTGGCCGGGCAGCAGCTGCCCCCCGTCATGCTGATGTACCAGACCGGCGCAAGCTTCTCGTCAGATGGAAATGGGCTCGACACCGCGTTGTCGATCGGCCAGGCGCAGCTGGAGTACAGCGAAGAGAACGGCGACGTCTACATGGTCGGGCCGGTATATCCCTACACCGACAAGCACACCAGTCCGGCTGCGAATGGCCACCTTGACCCGAATGGTTACCGCTGGTGGGCAAATCTTGCGGCCAAGGTTGCCTACAGGGTCTTGGAGCTTCGCCAGGGCTGGAAGCCGCTTTCTCCTAGGAAGGTGGCCTTGACCGGACGAACGATCAGCATCGACTTCCATGTGCCCGAACCGCCGCTGGTGTTTGACACTCCCTACCTGGCCTACACACCAACAGATTTCGCCGACAAGGGATTCACCGTCCGCGACTCGGTAGGTGTTGTGGCGATCAGCGCAGTGCGGATCGTTTTCGACACGATCGTGGAGTTGACGTTGGTTCGGGAGCTGGTTGGCGCGGCCTATCTGCGCTACGCCGACAAGACGTACCACGATGGGAACGGATGCCTCCGCGACAGCGATAGATTTGTTTCGCCTGATCGGTACGTGTACCAGGCGGGTACCGGCCAGTACCCGGAGGCCAACATTGCGGCGCTCGTCGGCAAGCCCTACCCGATGCACAACTGGTGCGTCGCCTTCAACCTCAAAATTCAGTAACGGGAGAAAGACATGGGTGCAGTCATCCACTCCAGCGGCAACAGCCTGCGTGCGAACTCCAAGCGGATCATCCCGCCGATCGACGCGACGGGCTTCAAGGGAATTTTCCTCTTCGGCGACAGTTTGGCGCAGAGCGTGCGGAACTACGCGGGCGGGGCCGATCTGGTAGTTACCGGCAATCCCGTCATCGGCTCAGATGGCCAAGGGTTGATGCTCAGGGAGGCCGTGGACTACGTCACCACTGCTTTCACCCAGGACATCAACACGACCATCATTGCGATGTTCCAGACCCAGCAGCAGCCTACCTTCCCGTTGAGCACCTATCCCGGCCCGCGTATCGGTGATCCGACGAAGAATGACGCGGTCGGCGTCGGCGTGCAGATGTTCAGCTCGGGTGCCAACGTCGGCCTGCATGGTTTCGTGGGAACTTGGGATGGCGTCACCGCCGGCAGTGCCAGCACGCTGCTGGTGAGCCCCAGCCCGTCGGCAACCCCTGCTGCTGGCGTCTACAAGATGTGGGGCGTGCGCGCCGTGGCTGGCGTCTCTCCGGCATCGGTCACGGTGGACGACATGAGCGCAGGCACGAAGAGCACTCGGACTGCAGCTGCGGGGCAGGTGGCCGACCGCACGACGCGTGCATTCCGGATCGGTAGCAGTTACCAGGCTACCCCGCAGGCCGCAGTGAAGACGCTCGGCGCGTTCATCATCAATCGCATCCTGACCGATGCTGAGATGGCAACCATGCACCAGTGGATGAAGGACTACTGGGCACGGCGCGGCATCTCGATCTGATGGTGCCTATGGCAGGGTCGACTATGGCTCGACCCTGCCTCATTCAACCTGCTGCTGCAGGTCCTCGCGGTTGTTCCGCGGCGTATTGACTGCGCGGCTGACGCGGTAGGCCTCCATCGCCGGCGGCTCGCTGGCCAGCAGCATCGCCATGGCATCGTCGGGGCTGGCTGCCATCCACTCGTCGATCTGGCCGGCCTGCAGCCACACCGGCATGCGGTCGTGGATGTCGGCCGAGACGCCGCTGCTGTCGCCGGTGATGATGGTGAAGGTGCCCAGGTTGCCGTCGGGCAGCAGAGCGCTGGTGTCTTCCCACAGGCCGGCGGCGAGCAGCGGCCCGGCCGCGTGGATGAACCACGGGTCCTTCTTCCCGTCCTCGGGGCTGACCGACCACTCGTAGTAGCCGGACATGGGGATCACGCACCGGCGCTTCTTGAACGCCGACCGGAAGGCCGGCTTCGTGGCCACCGTCTCGATCCGGGCGTTGATGGTAGAGCCCTGCAGACCCTTGGCCTTGGCCCAGAACGGCAGCAGGCCCCAGGCCAGGCGGGTGACCTGCCGCCCTTCGCCCCGGTCCAGGATCACCGATGCGCGCTGGGTCGGCGCCAGGTTGTAGCTAGGATCGATGCTGGCCAATACGGGGGCGAGATCAGCCAGGCCGGGCTGGCCAAAGTCGACAACGGGGAGCTGGACGAATCTTCCGCACATGGCCGAAGGGTAGCCCTGCCGACCGTGCCCAGCGCGTGTAGGCACATGCCGATCCAGCGCGTGCGTTTGCTCCATGGTGGGCATGATCGGGGCGGCGATTGCTGCAGCAATATCCGCGACCTTGACACGGCAGGGGATTGCCATGTCAGGCTGGCCCCAAGTGCCATGTCGGCACATCGTTTGGAGACATGGATGGCGAAGCGAATCGAAGTTGAGTCTCTGGCCGGGCTGGAGCATTTGGTGGCCGCTTTTGAGACGGAGGACATTCTCGGATCTGTTCTACGGGCACAGCTTCAGGTCGAGCAACAAATTGAGCTTTTCCTCGTGGCGAATGTTGCCGACGGCATGTGGGATGTAGCCGGTTCTCTCCCTCAGAATTTCTCTCAGAAGGTTTCGCTGGCGGCTGCGCTTGGTTTTCCGAAGGCGCTGTGCTTTGTGGCCCTGGCGATCAATCAGATCAGGAACAAGTTCGCCCACAAGGCTGGCTGGACCCTGAAGCAGAGCGATATTGACAATTTGGTAGACAAGTACGATGCGGCGCGGGGCGAAGTTGATCCTGTAGCGCAGGATGTGCGCAAGTCATATACCCAGCTCCACGGTGTGGGCGGCGAGAGAATTGGCTTTGGTACGAAAGGCCCGGAGTGGGACTTCAAGATAGTTTCTGGATGGATCGTAGCGCTGATCCTAAGGTACCTGGTGATGGAGAATTCGAAGAACAGTTCCGGCCAGCCGTAGCCCGGGTAACGCTCAGCATTGGTGGGCAGACGGCCTGCTAGAGCGTTTTCAGCAAGGCAGCCCGGACTTCATCAGTGCGCCGGCGGAATGCTTGCCGCGTTCGCAGGATCTGCGACGGCCGGTCGTATCCTTCCGGCCATGCTTCCCATGCACGGCTACCAAGGCTTCCGCACCGCCCCCGTTCCCACTGGCTGGGTCCAGCTGGGTGACAACTGGGTGCTGTGGTGGAGCGGTCGGCAGATCGCCCAGGTTTCCCCAGC